GCTATAGTGCCGAGCATTATGCCTGATGTAGATAGTTGCGAAGATATACGTGTCAATTTCTCATGAGGACTACCCCCAAAGTACAAAATATCCCAATTCTTTGGTAATTCAGATAATCCAATCAACATCCTTTTATGGTAGTCTTGACTAAAAAAAGTATCATCTTCTATAATTAAGCAGTTATCGTACTGTTTGTCAACTGCGTCGTATACTGCTTTCATATGACTCAAAGAACATCCTAATACTCCTGCTTTTTTGAAATTGGTGTTGTTAAAATTTCCAGCAGGAGCATCGACATATATAAATTCAACTCTATCTTTTATTTTTAAATTCTCAAAATGTTTAGATATAGTTGTTTTTCTATCTGAGGATTGAGGTAAAGATATACAGTATATGTGTTGAAAAAAATCAAATGGATTTTCTGATAAATTTACCATACATAATTACTTACTCTAGTATACTAGCAGCAATTAAACATCCCTTAGATACAGAATGAAGTGGATCGGCAGCGTGCTTGACTACTTCTATCTCTAAAGGGAAATCTGCTGCTAATAATTTCTCATGTAGTTTCTCAATGTATCCATCTGCTTGCGATGTACCACCAGCAACTACAACTTTAATAGCATTTTTAAATTTAGGTAACGATTTGTGTCCAGCTAAAGCTGAAGATAATTGTTTGGCTGTATATTCTACTAGTCTGTCGTAATAAGATGCTACCGCACTTAATACAGGACTATCGTTTGGTTCGCCTACTTTAAAACCACCACCTTCTTTCTCAACCTGAACAACACTATCTGGTTCTCCGGTAGCTACGGCGCTCATGCGGTCTACCCAATCACCTGACTTTGTTGTACTAAAGACTACGGTTGGTTCTCCGTTAAGCATAACACAAACATTGGTCATACCTGCTCCACAACTAATACCAATTCCAGTATAATCACTATCTTCTAATTCAGAATAACATAATGCTTCAGCTTCATTTACTGATCTAGCATCATATCCAACTTCTGATAATATAGTTTTTACTACATCTTCATGATAACCTACATCGAAATCATCATCTTCTTGATCCACTGGTTGCGCAGGAACACAGAAAACCAGCTTCTCATTTGGTTCGCTTGCTTGACCTACAACTTCTTTTAATATATAAGCTAATATTCTTTTAGCATCTTTTTCTTTAACAGAGACTACCCCTCTATACATAGGGCGGCGAGCAGTTTCATTTCTTTCTACTGCTTTTTCTATAGCATCTTTACCTAGTATTACGAAAGAACCATCTGTATCTTTAATAAATATTTTACCCTTCAGACCTTTTTCTACCATCTTTGTAGCAATAGGTGTGGTTGGTTTAATTACATAAAAGGCATCTCTAAAGTCATTAAACTCAATTTTATCTCCATTGTAAGAAGAAGCAACAATAAAACTTGTGCCGACATCAAGACCTATCATATTATTTACCTTTCATGCTTTTAAGTTTGTTTACAGAACTAGAAATATCATTTTCGACACTTTTAGATTCTGTCATTTTGTCAAATTTTTTCTCCATACCACCTGTATCTACTTTTAAAACCACTTTTGTATCATCAATTTCTATGCTTTTGCTTTGGCTAGACATCTTTCTTCCTTGGCTTTTTAAGAAACTGGAAGGCTTATCTTGTGATTCATGGTTATTCATAAATCTACCAATATACAGACCAGCACTAAAAATTAATATGGCTAAAGTAATTATCAGTAATATTTCTAAAGTATTTGACATTATATATCTCCAAAAAAAAATACACCGAAAAGGTGTATTTATGAAGCAATCAGATGTGGTAATATGGCTAAATTTAGCCGTTTATTTTATAGTTATTATCTTGATCTAGAATATGCAATGTAGCTGTTTCTGTGCCTTCTATAAAGTTTTGCATACTACTCAGGATAGTTTCGTAACTAACATAATAAGGAAAACTATTAGGGCATATAGCATTGACTCTAACTTTGCCTGTAAAAGATTTTGCCAAATCTACAGTTAGTCTATTCATAGCAGATTTACAAGAACCATAAGTAGTTTGTGTAATATCATAAAAATTTACTCCAGCAATACTAGATATATTTAGTATATTTTTATTTCTAGACCAATCTCCTTTTGTATTCCATTTCTTATATAAATAACAAGCTGATTCAAAAGGCACAACCAATCCTACATGAATTTCCTGTAGAAATCCATGACTATATTCTTTTGGGTCGATCATATTATATGCATAAGCATTATTTATCCAACAATCAACATCCGGAATACTATCAATAATTTCATTATATTTAGCAAGACTATTATTTATATGATTATACTGTAAATTATTTTTTTTATTTTTTGTGGATATACCATATATATTATATGTGTTTTGGTAACAACTGATAAACTGTTGACCTAATCTACCTCCACAACCAGTAATAACCAGATTCTTTTTCATGGACAACCACCTCCTACTACTCTACCTTTAGGCGTTCTAACTACATAGCCCATTCTAACCATGTAAGGCTCAATATTATTTTCGATAGTTTCCATAGCAATACCTGTCATAGAAGATATGCTTTTAATACCCAAAGGATTGCCTCTGTTTTTCTTCAAGACTTCTAGGTATGAATTGTCGTTGGAATCAAACCCGTTTTCATCAATACCTTGACTATTATATATATCATCAATAGTGTAATCCTTATCTTCATAAAAAGAAGTATAATTTCTGTACCACTGTAGTCTAGCGTTTAAAATTCTAGGAGTACCTTTGCTTCTTCTAGCTATTTGAATCATTTGCTCTGGAGATACATCAACTCCTATCTTGTCAGCGTTCGATCCTGCTAGTTTAGCTAACTCTTCAGCAGAATAAAACTGTAGATGTTCTTTAATTACAAACCTATCATAAAAAGGCTGACTTAAACTACCTCCGCTAGTAGTAGCGCCTACTAAAGTAAATACTGGCAAATCAATAGTTTCAGGTTTTCCATCTGTAAGAATATCCATACGATAATCTTCCATAACAGGATACAGAAACTCTTCTACTAGTTTAGGAAGTCTATGAATTTCATCAATAAATAAAACCGATCTACCCTCAAGACCCATTAAGTAAGGGATAATGTTTTTGATACTTCTAATATTAGCAGCATTGACGGTATAAAGGTTAACGTCCATTTCTTTAGCTATAGCACTAGCTATGGTTGTCTTACCGAGGCCGGGAGGCCCATCTATTAAAGTATGACACATAGCTTGCCTAGTTTTTTTACAGCCAGCTACAATGATTCTCAAGCGCTGTACGACATCTTGCTGACCCACAATACCATCAAATGTTGACGGACGTACACAATTAGACATAATTGCTCCAATTCTATATCAATAGTCTTTTTTTACCCAAAAAACAAAATCGTTCTTTTCTTCATCGAAAGCAGATTCTACCAATCCTCTATTAACTAAATTACGAACAATATTTGATATCATTCTTTCACTTAGTTGTCTCAATATAATATCATAATCAGCTTCTAAAATTGATGTTTTAATGCTTAATGTTTTCTTATGTCTTTGTTGTCTAACAAAAGGTTTAAAAATAGCCTTGGCTTCAGACATAGAGAGAATACTGTTCATTTCTTCCTGTTGTTCTTCTGGCATATTCTCTACTAAATCTAAAAAACCAACATCAGAAACATCAGAGTATTCTTCTCCTAAGTTGGCGTATACAACTTTTCTACTAAAATTTATTAACTTGTCTAGGTTAACTATATTTAGCCACTGGTCGTCTTCGTTTTCCATTTTATTCCTAATTCATAATGTCAAACAGAGATTTATAATATTGGGGTTGTGACAAAAAGTGTTTAGCGTGTGCTATTATATGAGCATTGTACTCTTTGTCTATTTTATCTACTACAAAGTATTTATTTTTCCATATTGGTTCTTGAAAGTTATTGCTCCCAAGATATGCAAAATATTTGTCCCCTAAAGGACTATTTGATTTTGGTTTATTTATTTGGGATTTATCTTTATTCCCTCCTCCAAAATACCAAACATTGTTTTCTTGTACAATTTCTTCCATAGCCTGCAACAACCAAGACTCCCAAGCATCCCAATCAAATTTAAATTGCTTAGGATAACCATATTCATTGTATTCGTGAGGATAGTTTTTAAACTCATCATCATCATACTCATAATGTTCTGGGTCTTTATCGTACATAATATAATCCCTTTATGCGATATGGAATGAATCTGACTATCTTATAATACCCCGTAAAACCATATAATCAACCTTTAAAGAGGTGTGGTGGGATCGAACCACCTTAGCCCTAATTGCTCACCTACTATCACAGGAATCACAGGACATTAAAATTCTTCGTAATTATCTTCATCATCGTCTTCAAACTGATCCCAATAATCCTCGTTATATTCATCATAGACAGTTTGATACTCTTCGTCATCAACGTAAGAGTCTGCTTCAAACTCAGCCTTATAAAGAGGCTTTGGCAATTCTCCCTGATAAAGACCGACTACTTCATATTTACAAGTACGAAGTTTCTCGCAGTTACAATCGCTTGGAACACTGACAACATCTTCAGGATTGATTTTAACAATTACGATGTTATCACCAGCATCAACATTACCGTAGTTAGCGACATAGTTCAATGCCCCTGCATGAAGACCTTGTGAGCATCCAACTTTACGATTATCGTCTACCTTTGCTCGACGCATTTCGCAGACCTGACCAACCTTATTGTCGAATGTTCCTCTCCACTTGTCTTTAAAGTCGCTGTTGACTGCTTTGTATGCAAGGAAGCATCCGTCTTCAGTAACAGGTAGATTCTCATGTTCCAAGAAATCATACAGTTCTTGCTGACTCTGCATACTTGGGTTTTTCATAAGATTCTCTAAGAAATTTACAAGAGGCTGAAAAGGTAAGCCTTTACTCATAAATTCTATAATTCTCTTACTGATACTGCCATGAACTTCTTCGCCCTCAAACATTACTTTACCATTTACGATTGATACTTGTCCTTGACTAAAAGTAGCAATAGCTTTTTCAATATCTACCAGTTCTAGCAACTCATCTTCTGTTGCTGTTGGTAGTGCTTCCAAAATCAACTTGTAATTAGTATGATCTGGAATTACTTGGTGAGCCTTATTTTTTAAGATCACCGTTAAGTTTCCGTCAACCCACATAAAAGGAACACTCATAATTTAAACTCCTGTGAAATAAAACCTAAACCAAATTTCCTACTGTTGTTCTCAGTTCGCTGAGTTCAACATTGTCAAACCATTTGTCTCGACCATAGTAACCATTGTTGTGAATATCTGTAG